CAATCATTAACTTGTTTGTATGAAGAGTTAGAAAACCAACAGCCCATATTCCAATGTCCTGCTGCCTCATTAACAATAGCCCACTCATCATTTGAATTGAGGAATACCAACTTACTACCATTGCCGATATAGCCATCTAACAAGTCTAGTATGTCATCATCGTATTCGAATCCAGGCTTGAACTTCTTGAGTATTGTTTCATTGAACATATATGTATCTGAATACTCAGTGCTCGTAGGTGCATTGTATATCATACCATTATGAACGAATCCTAAGTTGTCATCAACAAGGAATGGGTGACAATTTGTTTTGTTAATCTTGCCGTGAGTAGAGATACGGAAGTGCAATACAATGTTACGCTTACCATACTTTTGCTTGATGTCTATGTAGTTGTTATAGAACGTATTAAAGTTCTTCATTTCTTTGAATACTTTAAGTTGATTGTCGTTGTCGATATACAACATACCTGCACCATCGCCATTGTTCTCCCAACAATTTTTAAGTAATTGTTTTTTAAGAGTAGTTTGTTTTGTATTAAGAATTGCTATACACATTTTATTTAGTTTTATTTAGTTAATAATTAAGCTGCTAATGATTTCTTATCTACTAGTCTAGCTGTATTTACATTAGGTAATTTCTTGTTATTGAATTGGTCTGAATACTTGATAAACTTTTCTATCTTCTGAATCATTTGATCCAAAGAATATACTTGTCTAAGGTGAATGTGTAGCTTAGACTTTGTATTAGCTAACATTCTAAGCACTTGCATTTCAGACTTGTTGAAGTTGTCGACAATGATTCTCATTAAGTCTCTTCGCCATAGTAGATTGTTAACGCTTCTAACAGCTGAAGGAATTCTAATCTCTACCACATTTGGCTTGATATAGATAGATGAATACTTGTCTCTGTTATAGTATTCGTGTTTCTTCTTAGCTTTAGAATAGTTCTTATCAATTCTATGTTCATACATTGAATAGAACAATGGAAAGAATCCAGATATACCTTCGAATAGTTGTTCGGTAGTGTATATTGTTGAACCTAGATTGATATGCCCACCGCAATCAGATGAATGTTCTGCATTGATAAGGTCACGTAACTCCTGACTCTTGCCTATCTCGATTTCCATTTTGTCATCGAATAGATTGAATGCAGGAGATACAAGCTCGTATCCAGTGCTATCATCTAGTGAGGCATCTTTTTCTTTTATCCAACCTGTGTTTCTATATAGTCTATCATAGTCAAGGTCTGCCATATCTGAATCTTCTTTCTCAATCTCGAATCCAACAGTGAACTTTGCAGATGAATCGAATCTAGTTTTTCTTTCTAGCGAATGATATCCAGCATTGTTAGCCTCGTCATCTTCATCTTGATACTCGTGAATATCTGAATCCCAATAGTCTTCATGCACCCATTCATCTTGTCTTTCTGAATACATATAGCCTTGATTTCTGAGTGAATCATTACATCTATAATAATCCCCATCCATCTCACAAGTATCGTATATGCGAATGAAATAGTCTTCGTATGTAGTTCCTCTTCTATCCGTTACATAACCGAATAATACATCAGAACTATAATGATCTAAATATTCTTCTTCGAATCCACTCCATACAATACAATTTATATCTTCAGTTCCTTCTATCACTACGTCTCCACCGCGAACATGAATAACGTGATCGTGTAATGCGTATCCACCATTTACATTTGCGTATGTGCATTCTTCTATTAACGCCCATTCTTCTGCGTGACGTGGGCTATCTTCGTGTATCTGAACACATTTATGTTTTGGATGTTCTTCGCCATCGTAGGTAGTCACCATTTCTGGTAGTATTTCTTCTATACCCACTATTTTTAATAGCTCGCTCATTGTTAGTATAGCTATATTCTCAGGTAAAAGATCTACTAAATCACCTATAGGAATATTTGCTTGTTTCAATCTATCGTGATACCTCAAACCATAGTATAGTTCTGCTGAGTCTCCGTTGTAGCTACCTCCAAATGAATTAATAAAGTTAATATACATTTTCCATTGTGGATGGTCAAGTTCTGCCTTGATAACGAATGATTGAGGCAGTAAGTCTCTTAGTTCTTTTGCAATCGTGTTCATAATTAGTTTATTTTAGTTAATAGTTTCTTTGTTTACTTTGTGCTTTCTTAATGCTTTTGTCAACGTGGTATTTTTTAATGTGACATTCTTTTTGCATACTACATGAGCATACAATAAATAAAGTGGTTAATAACAAGATTAGATTCTTCATTTTAATTTAGGATATTGGTTAATAAAAAACCCGTAACTGCAATAACTACGGGCAAGATAATTGTAATTAGTTTTTGATTAGTTGTCATTTCTTAATTTTAAAATGTGTCGTTCCGTTTCTTGAATATTATAACTTTGGAATACGATTCCTCCTCCGTATTGTTTGTTATGAAATTTTCTTCCTCCGATTTTGTTAGCTTTCTTAATTGCTAGTGAATATATTTCGCCAATACTTCCCTTATCTTTTTCTTCTTCGGTTAGTAATTCCAGGAAGTGACAAACATATCGAGGATTTCCGTTAACATCATTGTTAACTCTAGTAAAGTTTATTTGTGTGTTCATGTCAATATTATTTCTATGTGATTAGATACGTTAGCTTTTAAGAAGCCATAATCATTTGATACAAATGTGTATTTTTTCAGTAGGCTTTTATTTTCTTCAAGATTTCCTTGTAAAACAGTTTTACTATGCTGATATGTGTTGATTGCATAGAATTTATTCAAGTCTAATTCCATTATCTTCGCACACAGGCTTAGATGTCTTAATCTTTTGTTCATATTGTGGTTTTTATTGGTTTATAAATTTTCTTTCAGTGTAAAAAATGCCTCAGATAAATTCATAAAATAATCCTCACAAAATTTATCTTCATCTTTAATTTCCATTCCGTAGTTCTTCGCATTCTCTAGCATTTCGTAGTAATAGAAAGGAACGGTTAACGCACTAGGTAAACCAGATAGCCATTCGGCAAAGGCTTTTTTCTCTCCTATGCGTTTGATATCAAATCCGTATTCACTCTTAAAAATGTTGTATAAAGTTTTTATTTTGTCGTATAAATTCACGTCGTTGTCTAATCCGTATCCGTCAAAATCTATGTTATCGACAATAGTTTTTTCGTAAAATGTTAGTGTATTGTTCATGACTTTATTTTTTTAGGTAAATAATTTTCAATGTTGCTACTACTGAATAGAGCACTAGTAGGTATACAAAAGTTCCCATTTTATTTTCTTTTAAATTGTTTATACTTTGTTCGATCGGGCTGAATATCCCTGTAATTTTTCTCATTGTATAGTATTTCGATTGCGTGGAAGATAGAACACGCATACACTTCGCATACGTGTTCCGTTCCTCTCGCGTTAACCACTACACAAAATACGCTCCTATCCATTACGCTCCTAGTTTTTTTGTCGTTCCTATATTCACGTATGAACCCACGAATAGCTCGTCATTTTCCCCCTCGATAGTTATCGTATCGTTTGAATATAATATTTGTTCGATGTCATCGAATAGTTTAGTTAGTAAACTCAAAGGCACGAACTTGTTAAATTCTATTTTGCCCGATTGTTTAATGATATAAGTTTTGTTAGCTTGAAATCCAGACAAGCTAAAGTTTTTGTGAAATTTTGCTTTCATTTTTATTAATTTAGGTAAAACAAAAAAGCCCATAGGAATCCCTACAGGCTTGATAAAAGTTAGTAATTAATTATTTTGTTTGGTAGTATTTTTTGATTAACATTAACACTTCGTAAACGCTCCAAGCGTTCTCACTAGTCTTTTTAGCGTTACGTAACGGAATGATGTTAGATGGCGTTAAATCTTTCACGTTGAAACCTTTGATTGTTGCTTTGAATTCATCTTTGCCGAATTCAATAGCTCGTTTCATACATTGCGAATAGCTACCTAAATCTTTCTTATGCTCGTTGTTAGCTTTATAGATAGATTTCATCATTTGTTTGCCCGTAACCCCCTCAGCTAGATAGGTTACTTTTTCTTTTTTGCTAGTCACTTGAATAGCTTTGTTTGTTGCCGTTACTCTAACAACTTTGTTTACTTGTGTAGATGCACCCATTTTTTGATTTTTCATTTTGTGTTTATTTATTGGTTAGTGCCTTGCTTCGTTTCGCTCGAAGTTAATTACTCATAGTAAACAAGGCTAATTTTTTTTATCTATTTCAAGGCGTTACCCCATCACCGTTTATTAATTTATATTAATAGCGTTTTGAGTAAACATAGTTTACCCCCTTGCATATATGCGATTAGATGCATACTTTCTTTCAAAGTAATATACCCCAATATATCCCTATATTAGTTTATCGGAAATTTTCACAAATTTTGATTGGTGTTAACTTGCAAGGTCTAGGTTTGACGTCACCCGTTTAATTCTTTACGTCAATTATCAAGAAACAAAGAACGTCACACTAGCATTTAAGCTAGAATTCACCGAACAGGTGACAATTAATTAATCTAGCCGTACTAGCGTTAAAATGATTAATTAAAATTTTATTCGTGTGTGTCATTCAATTTAGTAGCTCGTTCGCCGTTGATGACGATACAAACATATATATAAATTTTGAATTGATAACAAAAAATTTAAAAATAATTAAAAATAATTAGATATAAATTAGCTAACTAACTGAAAATCAATGATTTAAATAACACTAAAAATTATTGATTTCAGCACAAAAAACGTGACTTTTGCAGTGAAATAGTAGATATTAAATGACGTATTGTTACCATATTTTTATACAAGATTAAACCATATTTTAGGTGGGTATGTTCATAATTAATGAATAAAAGTGTGCAATTATTATTCTCAGCATATCATCAAGAATATATAACGCACTGAAAATTAATAAGTTAGCAATAAATAAGAGCAAAAATAAAGGGGATCCAAGCACTAACAAAGTGAATGTAACTAACTGAAACAAAGATAGTTAAGTTAAGTCAATGCAAGTGATTGTTGAGATTGACTTTCCTTTGAGAATAGGGAGGGGATAGGTTACTACGTATAAGTCCTTGAAGAATACAGATTTATTTTTGATACGACCAGTGGATAATTAAAAAACCAGGAGGGATAATAGATGAAATACTTATATCTGGTGTAGGGGAATTAGGATATGGGAGGGGTAATAGTACTATGGGATGGTGAGCTACGTTTACGCATAATAAGTAATATCGTTTATTACATAACCGACATAACTTAGTATTATAAACTAATCATTGATTTTCTTGCTTATATCTTTAGGGATAAACAGTATATAGAGGATTTTGTTAGAAGTCAATGGGGATAGGGATTTTAGTTGGTTATAGGTGGTAACAAGTTGTTTACGCATAGAGGTGGTAACAAAGTATTAGGATTATTTATTATCTTTGTTGGATATGATTAGTAAGGGAGGGGTTGATTTATCTGTCTGTGCGTATTGTAAGACGCAGTTAGATGATTATAGTAGGACTGTGGATCATTTGTATCCTAAGAGTCGTGGTGGGGTATTGAGTAATGCTAATAAGGTACCATGTTGTGGGGATTGTAATAAGTTGAAGGGGAATATGAATGTGGTAGAGTTTAGCAGGGCGTTGAATGGTATGATCTTCTATGAGCACAGCAGGCATAAGATGAATCTCTCTAATTTAAAAAAGATAAAGTTAAACGTAGAGAAGATTATCGATGAAAGAAAAAAATAACATTGTATTTGATTTACTGTTACTAGAAGCTGATAGGGTATTAGCTAAGAAGATTAAACACTTTGACTTATACTACAAAGATGAGAAAGGGCAGTTCAATCAGTTGGCTGAGGCGTATAATTCAGAAGTAGATGTCCTCATAGAAAACTTATTTAGAAGAAAGAAGATGAGGTATATGGTGGCCTTCTCTGAGTCTTTGGATATTATGGATCAGCTAAAGCCAGCGACAAATAAAATGCTTAGGTTCTTTGTTAAGCAGATGAACTATGGTAATGCTTTAAAGAATTATAGCTTAAGGGATATTCAGCAGTTGACGGATATGAGTATGCGTTATGTGATGAAGAGTGTATCTGAGTTGTGTGCGCACGATGTCATTCGGTTTACTATGGATAAGAATAGGAGGACTTATATGATTAACCCTATATACTTCTATAAGGGCACGATAAAAAAAATGTTCTATTGCGTGAAGGAATTTGATCGAATGCCTAGGAGGAATATAGATCTTGAAGAATACTATGATAATATAGAAATTTAATTATATTTGTATTGTCACTAACAAAGAATCGTTTGATTCAAACAAATGGATTGGGGTAACCCTGGTCGGAAGGTAGTTAATAGCTACCTTTTTTTATTATATTTGCTTATTGTTATTCCGCATCTCATTAGAACTGCGCGCTCAGAATAACTTATTCCCCCCTGTGTTGAGATAGACATAGGCCAAGTTCCAGACAGCATACCGTAAGATCTGCTCAATACACTGGACTTTTTGGTTACTGGGAAAGTGGACTTGCTTTATGGGTGCAAGACGTTGCCTTCATAAACAACCATATAACTAGTAACAACCCCTAATAAGTGCGATTAGCTACCGCAGACTGTTAGGGTTTTTTATTATATTTGTATCGTTCATAATTTAAAGGTTTATGCATAAGGCCCTGGAGTTGAAAGCCCAGGGTTTTGTGTTTATAATAATTGGTAATTAAAATTACTTATATTTGTAAAAAAAGATTATGAAAACTGATAAGTATTACGCTTCTAATCCTAAAAAGAATGGAAGCTATGTAGACAAGGGAAGGGTAGAAGGTCGACCACCTGCTGCTGCTGACCTTAAAGATGAAGCACCAACTTCTAAGGTTCCTTTTAAGTTGATGTATAAGAATACTAAAGATAAAAAATACTGCGACTAATGAAAAGAGGAATGGCACTTAAAAAAGCTATCATGGAATATGGTGGCTCGGAAGCAGAAGAGAAATACTCTTCTAAGAAAGATAAAATGAAACACGAGAAAGGCGAATCTAAAAAGATGGAAGCCAAAGAAAAGTTTATGTCTAAATTTAAAAAGAAGAAATCATGAATCTAAAAGAAAAGTTGGCTGCGGCCATGAAGAAAAAAGAAATGATGATGGCAGAAAAGAAAATGGAAAAAATGCCAAAAGGAAAATCATTGAAAGTTAAGCAGACTAAATCAATGAAAAAGTATTAAGGTCTGACTTATGCGTCTTAAAGAAAAAGACGATAGAGTTACAAAGCTCGTAAAGACATCTCAATGGAAGCCTAATCACGCTGAGTTTGATTATCCAAAGGAATTTGTAGATTGGATTGACTCTATAAACTCTGGTTGGCAGAACAAGATTAAATACAGGAGCTTTGAGCTTTATTGCGAACAAGCCAGACAATGGCTAGAAGATGACACACTCATTACTGACTTCGACAATGAAGAGGATCAGTATGATTTCCTATCTCGTGAAATTACCAGATGCAACGATAACACACTTTACTTCTGTAATAAATACGGATGGATAAAGGAAGATAAGGCAGATCACGGTATGCTTAGGTATCAAGCCTGGGAAGCTCAAAGAGTTCTGTTATATTTGTTTGATTGCGGATATTCTATGATGATAGGTAAGGCCCGACAGATTGGTTTTACTACGACAATGTGTCTTGCAGGAATGAAGCGAGTAAACCTCAACAAATCATACTTCATTAAATTCGTTACTCACTCAAAAGATAAGGGGATAGAAATCTTTAGAGATAAGGTAAAGTGGACATATACAAAGATTCCAGATTACCTAGCTCAAGAAGTAAAGAACTGGACAGATCAAGTAATGTCCTTTGATAAGAAAGGAGATAAAAAAGGTAGAGATGATGGGGGTGCTTCGCGCTTCCAGGTAGATAGCCCACAGGTAGATGCTATCAATGGTGGATCTCCATCAGCAGTATTTATCGATGAGATTGGTCTATTTGACATATTTGGCGAGATGATGAGGGAAGGTAGACCTGCTTTATTTAAGTATAACCCAGAAACTAAGAAGATGACGATGCAACAGCAGTTTATCGCTTGGGGAACTGGAGGGGAAATGGATAAGGGAGGATCTGTATTTGAGGCAGAATTTAAAATGTGTCTATCACAATGGAAAGAAAAGAACTATGAATATGGAATCATACCGTTATTTTTCAACGCATACGCACGAAGAGGAGTTAATGATGAGCACATCAACAACGAGCGTAAAGCCTATTTGGCACTTGAGGGAACCAAAAAAGGAGAAATTGCTAAAGTGCAGTTTCACCAACATTATCCAATCACAATTGATGATATGTTCCTACGGAAAGCAAGAACTCTTGTGCCGATACATACCTGTAACCAACGATTAAACGACATATACAGTAAAGATGTTCCTATTGAGTATGGATATTTTGAACCTATAATGGATCATTCACAACCAACTCCTGATTTAATAACGGAATATCGTATAATTGGAGCTAGATGGGTTCCCACAACGGGAAGGGAAGACATTTCTACTACGGCTGTTGTCATACATCATCCACCAGATAACGAAGTTTGGAAGAATAGGTGGTATCAAGGAACCGATCCCATCAACTCTGAGACTGGACACTCTATGATGTGTAGTGCAATATGGGATGCGCTTACAAATTCTGTATCTTCAGTAGTATTCCATAGGGATAAAAAGTTTAAATACACCTATTTACAGGTGTTATTACAGAGTTTATATTACGATCAGCAGAGAAGAGGAGGGGTTAAGGAGCTTGTAGAGAATAATATCGGTGATATGCACGTAGATTTCCAGGAGATACATGGATTTAAGATGAAATTCACTGCAAATACCCAATTGCCAGAGTATTTTCAGACGTATGGAGGTAAATGGTTTGGAATTTCTAACAAAGCTAACACTGCTCCACGTATTATTGCTAAAGCGGAAGAGATGATTGACTCTTATGCAAATAATATTGATGTTCCTTGGATATGGGAACAGCTAAAAACCTTTGTAGAGAAAGATCTGAAGAGTTCTACTAGCCATAGGCAGACAAGATACCAGGCAGCAGATACCAGATATGACTATGATGATGCTATATTCGCTATAACTTTTGCGTATATCAACGCACAGGCTCACGCTAGATATGAACCAGAGAATATAAGAGGTAATGAAGGAGAGAAGCAAGTAGTTATGCGATATGTTCAATCGAAGGAAACGAATTATAGAATGAAGTTGGCTAGAGTAGATAAGAATACAGGGAAGATCCTTAAAATTATGGATTAATATTTAATGTATATTTGTAAAAAATTAAATAAATAATTATGAGTCAATTTTTCGTTGATGAAATTGGAACACAGTCAACAGGCAATGTTAAGTTCTTAAATCAAATTAAGTCAGATGTTATAAATCCTAACCTTGGAACAAGCGTTATCGTTTCGGGTGTTTCTATTGATTCACCTATTGCAAGCACAATAAAAATTCATGAAGGAAGCGGATTAAGTACTTCTATTGGTAGTTTTTCAACTTCTGTAGGTGTTAACGCATTGAATAATGCTACGGGAACAGCTAATTCAGCTTTTGGAACTAATGCGTTAAGAGATAACACAACAGGAGAGTATAATACAGCTATAGGTGTCGCTTCTTTACTTACTAATATATCAGGAGTTAACAATACTGCTATTGGATATAATTCTTTAGGTAATTCATCAGGGGATTCAAATGTAGGTATTGGGGCTACATCTGGTGGATCTTCATCAGGTAATGATAATATATCTATTGGAGTAAGTTCGGCTTTTTCATCCACTTCTGGAGATAATAATATTGTAATAGGATCTATGGCTACTAAAGCTAGTGCAACAGCATCTAATTCTATTACTTTGGGTAACTCTAGTATATCTGTTCTTCGTGCTGCTGTTACTACAATCACTTCTCTTTCTGATGCTAGAGATAAAAAAAATATTGAAGAATCTAAATATGGTCTTGATTTAGTTGAATCTCTTAAACCTGTTACATTTGAGTGGGAAACTAGAGATGGTGCTAAGAAAGATATTAAAGATTTAGGTTTTATAGCACAAGACTTAAAAGAAGTAGATGATGATTATTTAGGATTAGTATATGATGAGAATCCTGAAAAATTAGAAGCTAGTTATGGTAGATTAATTCCTGTATTGGTTAAAGCAATTCAAGAGTTATCAGAAGAAGTAAAACTTTTAAAATCAAAATAAAATGTCAAATTACATTCAAAAATCCTATTTCAAAAAGTTTGGTAATAAGGATAATTCAATGGAGACTAATATCATTGAGGATATTACTTACTTAGTAAATGAATCAAATGCTGGTGGTAATCAGCAAGTATTAGGAACATCTATATGGGCTAACGGATTCAGAATCGTTGGTTGTATTGGTGAAGATATTGTTCTTCCAGAAAACGCAAATATTGAATATACGGGCCCTTTATCAATATGTGTAGGAGCTAGTATAACAGTGCCTGTAGGTACAACTTTAACAGTAGTATAAATAATTAAAAATAAAATAAAATGAGTGATTTTTATATAAATAATATATATCCTATAACTGGAAATATAGTAAAAGTAAATGATATTGAAATTTCAACTAATGGAACAAATAATGTTAATTTAGGAGAAGATTCAGGTCAAGCAATTACAACTGCAATTCGTAATGTTTCATTGGGAAATTTAAGTTTAAAAACAGTTACAACTGAAACAGATAATGTTGCTGTAGGACATCAAGCTTTAGAACTTAATGCAGGTAGTGCAAATACAGCTGTAGGTTCTTGGGCTTTAAAAGATGCAACAAACTGTATTCTAAATGATGCATTTGGAGCTTACTCTTTATTACAAATAACAACTGGTAATTTTAATACGGCTCTTGGAGCAAATGCAGGAGGAAATTTACTAAGTGGTACAAGAAATACATTTGTAGGGCTTGGAGCTGGAAGTCAATTTACAAGTACGGGAGATGGTAATGTAATTGTTGGTAATAGTACTGGATATGCATTTTCAGGAGGTAGCGGAAATGATAATACATTTGTTGGTAAAGATGCGGGTTGGGCTTTTTCAGGTGGTAATAATAATGTAATATTAGGTAAATTTTCTATATCTTATGCTGGCCAAATAACAGGAAATAATAATATTCAAATAGGAACAGATGCTTTAAAAGCGTCACTTACAGCAAGTGACTCAATTACATTAGGTAATTCTTCACATAATATTCTTAGATGTGCTGTAACAAGTATTACATCATTATCTGATATTAGGGATAAAAAAGAAGTTGAAGAACTACCTATAGGCCTTGATTTTGTGAAAAAATTGAAACCAGTTAAATTTGTGTGGAATGAACGTGATGACAATGGTAGACGTGACATTAAAGACTTTGGTTTCATTGCTCAAGATTTAAAGAAGTGTCAAGAAGATGCAGGATTAGCTGAAACATTGAAGTTAGTTTACGAAGAGAATCCAGAGAAGTTAGAGGCAAGCTACGGAAAACTAATCCCTATTCTTGTAAAAGCAATTCAAGAGTTATCAGAAGAATTACAAACTTTAAAATCAAAATAAAATGCCAACATCAGATTTTTATGTGGATAATATATATCCTCAATCTTTAACAGCCGTAAAAGTGAATGGAGTTGATATTAGTTCTCCAAATATAAAAGACACTATTATAGGAGAAAGTGCTGGTCAAGCTATAACTTCAGGTCAACAAAATACTATTTTAGGATTTGAAGCTATGAATAAAGCAGAAGATACTAGCTATAATGTTGCTATTGGTCAAGAATCTCTTCATGAAGCGGTTAATTCTAGTGTTCAGTCAAATGTTGCTGTGGGAATAGGCTCTTTGTATTATTTAACAGATGGAGAGCATAATGTAGCAGTAGGTGTTGCTGCTAACGATCAATTAGCAACAGGAGATGATAATTCTTCTGTTGGAGATAGCGCAGGAAGTTTAACAACTTCTGGAAATAGAAATGTTTATTTTGGATCTAGAGCTGGAAGATCATTAGCAAGTGGGGATGATAATGTATTTATCGGTGCAGGAGCTGGGGCTTCTTTTATTGCTCCTTTTACATTTCAAACATCTGGTAATAATAACGTTTTAATAGGTGCTAATTCTAGGCCAGCTACATCTTCCGCAAGTAATGCTATCACACTAGGTAATTCATCGCATACTGTAATTCGTGCTGCTGTAACAACTATAACATCTCTTTCTGATGAGCGCGATAAAAAAGACATCAAAGATTTAAGTACAGGTTTAGAGTTTGTGGAAGCGCTTAGACCAGTTGAATTTGTATGGAACGATAGAGATGAAAATGGTAGACATGATATAGCTGATTTCGGATTCATAGCACAAGATTTAAAGAAAGCACAAGAAGATGCTGAAAAAGCAGAAGTTCTTAAACTTGTTTATGAAGAGAATCCAGAGAAACTTGAGGCAAGCTATGGTAAATTAATTCCTATTCTTGTTAAAGCTATCCAAGATCTTTCTGCTAAAGTTGAAGCTTTAGAAGCTAAATAATTAAAAGTCAAATTTTAATTGATTAATATGAACTAGGGTTTTATTAAATCCTAGTTTTTTATTTTCCCATATACAGCCATATTTATTGTCAACTACTTTATTGTATTCGTCTAATATGGATTTGAAGTATTTGATTTCTTTTCTATTTAGTTGTTTAAATGACATACATTGGTAGCAATGCATATCTTCAAATTTTCCTTTGTTTGCATTATACCAATAAAGATGGTATTCATATACTTTTCGATCATACTCAAAGGCAGCTGAAACATAAGATCTAATAATGAAATGCTGAGTGTTATTTTCTATAACCTGCTTTAACTTATTGCTTGAGTATTTAGACGATGTGCTCACGCGGCTAAAGAACTCCAAATATGATTAACTTCCGTATGCATATCAGCTACTTTCATCGGCTTATATGTATGATTATTCTCATTAATCCAACAAATATATGAATTTCCGATTTTAATATTTGTGTTCTCTTCAATTATTTTCTTATACAAGCCGAGCTGTAATGAATATGTATTGAACTCACACTCATCTAGATGCCATAAACCATTAGTCATCTTCTTCTTGTAATTGTTGGATTTATTTATAGCTTTATTAGTCTTATAATCCCATATCTGAAACTCTTTGGCCCTGACATTATAAAATAATTGATCTATCATTCCACATATACGCCTATTCTTGTCTCCAACAATCATTTCAGACTTTATAGGAATCAATCTGCCCTTGCAGTCGCGATGAAATGTGTCAATCATATTAAACAATCTGTGTAATATTTCTGACAATTCTGTTAATCCTTCTGTTACACCATATTGTTTAGAAGCAAACTTTAATTCAGCATATTTGTGTGCGTGAGTTCCTTTAGTTGCCGCATCATTCTTTTTCTTTTCCCACTCTTCAATTACATCAAAAACACTTAACCCACGTTTCACTGCGTATGCTGTAGCTATCTTTTGAGTATCAAAAGGCTCTTTGTATCTTCCGATAACTGTAGTTACAGAAGTGCATAATGTCCCATCGTAATGATAGGTGTGTGCATCTTCGTTGAAGACAATACCGCTAAACTTATCTAATTCTTCAAATACTTCAATCACAGCGTTTCAGCATAAGTTTCTTCAAGTAATTCTTCAAGAGCCACTTCCATCATAGCGTCTTCATCTGTATAAGGTCTGAATCGGTTACTTAAAAAGTATTGATATTCAGAATTAGGATCCATATCTATCTCAGCTAGCTTGTATCCAATGGTCATTCTTTGACGCATAAGATACTTAGCATCTATCACCGTGTAGACTTCACCTTGTTCAAGCCACTCTCCAACATATCCAGTTGGTTTAGCTTTGTCGTTTACGCAAACAACTCTAAACTGTTCCATATTACTCAAAATAAAAAAGCACCCCTGGTGCGATGAAAAAAGATGGGGTGCTAATTTTTGTTAACCAATAAATTTTTTTTGTGTCATTTCCATCGCTCTACAAAGTTAGAAATGTTTTTTAAATTCCAAACATTTTTGATAAAAAATTTAATAAAGAAAAAAAAAGAAAAGAAAAAGCAAAGAAAGAAAGAAAAGAACCAAAAGAAAGAAAGAAAAACGTAGTATATATTTCGATATATATAAATATATATATCTCATATACACTACTCAAAAAGAAAAGAAAAAAAAAGAAACAACCCAAACCCAAAAATTTTCGTTTAATTTTTTTACTATATTTGCCAAATATTCACAGTGAGGTGATGTTATTTTTATTAACTACCACACAGAACTTAGTTCAGTGTATTAAAACAATTTATTATGGCAATTACTTTTCAATTACCAACAATCAATGCTGATTCAGCATTATTGCTAAACACGCCTGTAGCTGCTACAGATGTAGTATTGGCTAACGGAGTATTAACTGTTAAAGATGAATCAGGTGCTGCTGCTCTTGTGCTTAAAGCTTCTGACTTAATCAACTTTGACTACAATGCTTATTCTGCTGGAACAGCTAACGTAGTAGATGTAGATTTAACTGGTGTTACAATCCTTAACAACGGAATTTATGTGTTAACTGTTTATGCTCCATACGTACAAAGCTTCTTCGGAGGAGGTCAAGAGTCTGGTGCTATTTTCCAAACAAGAACTTACACAGTTTCTTTGGATGCTACTGCTACAGTTGCTGAATTACAAGCTGCATTTATCGCTCGTATCAACGCTGATGTTAATGCTTATTTTACCGCTACATCTCAAGCTGGTGACGTTGTTCGTATTACAGCTGATGCTGCTGGATTTGGTCCATTGACAGTTAATGCTCCTGCTGGTGCAACTGTTGCTGATTTTACCGCTTGGGCTTCTCCTGTAGGAACAACTAATGAGGTTCTTCAGTATATTCCTAATGCTGCATTGGTTACAGGAACTTACAACCGATACATCATTACTTACAGAAGATTTCTTCGTAACAATATCGTAAATGGTCTTCAAGTTGTTCGTCCAGTACAAGCTATTGTTTATTTGAACTCTGGTGATGCTGGAACTGCTGCAACAGTTACTAAGTTGACTTCTATCCTTGATGGATCTTGGGCTACTGTAGCTAACTACTTAGGATGTCCTGCTGTCTAATTAAAATTTGATTATCTTTGTAGGGTAGGTATAAAATTGCCTACCCTATTTTTTTATAATTTTATGGAGAAAAAAGAAGTAGAAATTACTATTTTTGGCTTAGAAGGAGATGGTGATTTAAGGATTGAGTATCCAGAGTTGGTTGAAGTAGATGAGTTTAAGTCTCTGCAACCAAAGCAATTAAGACTCTGTTGGTTGTTAGGAAATAGAACAAGTCCTATCTACAAACTGAGCAACAAGAGAGAAAGGCTGCATAAAGCATTGGAGCTTGTTTATGGAAAAAGTTACGATCAAAGGAAAGATTTGGTTGAGATGATTGAAGGAAACGTGCCAGATGAAATTGTAGCTGGAATCAAAAAGATGGAATCATTTAATCCAGAATACAGGCTTAGAGCAAAGTTGATGAGTCAGTATATGTTTGAGATTTTAAATGATATGATTATGTTAGATTCACAGACTCTTGCTACGATGGATATTGATGAAAAGAAAAAATATACAGATTTGGTTGTGAAGGTTTATTCGGAGCTTCCAGATATGGTAAAAACTTTAGAGTCTTCTTACGGAGTAAAAGCTGTAGAGAGAAAAACAAAGAAGAAGGTTTTAATAGGAATTAATGACATACTAAGGTGATATGAGTTTTATGTTTAGCACAGGTCGAATAAGACCTAACAAGTTAACTTCAAAGAAGGATAAGCACTACCACAGAGAATATGCTAAATTCTGTTTGTCTTCTATGAGTAATTACATTTACAGAAGATTTATAAACAGATGCTTAATCAACTGGTCATTCTATAAAGGTCAAGACGGGCAGTGGATATTTGATGAGGATATTGAAGCATTCTTCTTAGATGAATCTGGAGATGTTCGTAACCGATTAAAATGGACAAAGAACGTTATCAAGCCAATGGTTCAGCAGTATGTTGGTAATGCTATTCGACTTTCTTATGACGCTAAAGCTAAATGTATTTCTGATTTCGTAATCAATAAAAGAGAAGAAGAACTAGCTAAATTGAAGGCTCTTCAAAAAGTTGCTGAGGCTATGCCTTTCTTCAAGGATATTATTAAGAACTTTGCTCCAATCGAAGATACAGAATTAGAAACAGAAGAGCTATTCTACAATACATTCGTTGAAACATACGAAAAAGATATAAACAACCTGATTGAATTCATATCTAATGAAGTCAATATGGATGAGTTAAAAGTTCAGATTACTAGAAACTTAGCTATTTGCGGTTTAGGAATCTATAAAGGTTATGAGGCTGGAGATAATTATGTTGCCGAGTCAGTGAACCCATTGTTCTTTGGTTGGGATATGTCTGCTAAGAAGCCTGACTTATCCGATGCTGAATTTATGCATGATTGGTATTATATGGATTCTCCAAGTATCTTTGAGAAGTATCAAAAGATAACTCCAGAGGAAAGAGAATTGATCGAAAACTATTCAAATTCTAATACTCAAAACTCAATGCATAAAATTGTAAAT